TGGAACCCAATTACGAGAAAAGTACGGAAGAGTAGCAGAGTTAATCGGTGCGTAAGGCATCTTCGAATTCAACATCCGAGAGTCCGCTTGTACTCTCAGGACGCGGAACGCGTCTTTTACCCTTATCACCCTTCCCATTGAAACGCTTATAACTTTTATCAAACTCAGTAATAGACCTAGCAATAGGTAAATCATCGAAAAACGCTTCAACGACACTCGGATTCTCGGTAAAAGAAACCAGAGACTCGCTGGAGAGATTCTTCTCCTTAATTGCGACACGCAGACCTCTTTTAAAAATAGAATTAGTAGTAGCAACTAAAGCCGCTATCTCTAGAGACAACGGGGAAAAACCTTCTTTAATATCCACACCCATAATTCTAATAAAAAGCTTCCAGGGATTCCGTGCAGCATCAGCGGCAGTGATGTGATAATTTGGAATAAATTTAACCGTGAAATCCCTTGCAGAAGCAGACACAGAAAACCTACAAATTGTGCCCTCATGAACCCTTGCCATTCGGGTATCGACAAGACCCACAGTCGCACCTCCTGCACAGTTTTCAGGAATGGTCCAAACACCTACGACTGCAACACCTAAAAGAGTAACAAACTTATGCTTAGTAAGATCTACCCCACGGAGTAGATCGACAGGAACAAAAGACTCATACTGGTGGGCTTTAATAACAGAATACTCGGTAATAGAAAGGAAACGGAAAACCGAGAAAAAGTCAGGAAGGAGCTTATCGACCCATGAGATTTTAATAAAATCTTTGGGCTTCAAAGCTTCTTGCACAGACACTTTCTCTACCGACATGACGAATTGGACTCTTTAAAAAACAAAGATCTAAAAAGGTACTTATCTCCAAGGTACTTGCACAAAGAATTAATAGCAAAACTGCTACCCCCGCTGTGAGGGAAAACCTCGTGGATAGCATCATCAAGGAGATGGAAATAAGCACCATTAAACAACGGCTTAGCAACATCACAGAGGGATACCCTGAACTCTTCAAGGTGATCCCAATCCATAATGTTCTTCGCCCCTAACTTACCTATCAATTTTAAGGGGTCAGGATACACTATACAACCAGTAGAATGGACGATCACGTATTTACCACAGAAGTACCCGAATTTCTTCAGGAACAACTTTGCTTCGAAA